AATTTTGAGTGGGACTATTAAATTTAAGTTGTGCCATTTCATTTTCTCCTAATATGTTATAACAGTTTACATTTAATTGAATTATTGGTCAAATTTGGATGATGGCGATTTCTTTGGCCTTGAAGTTATGCACAGGTTCACTGTAGGCCACAAACTTGCTGGTATCTTGCCATGTAAATGTGCCAACAACTTTGGCATTTTCAATCCATAATTTGTAATGTAAAGTTTCCCCCACATTCCACATAACAATACTGGTCAATGGTGCCAATTTGAGTTTTTGTGCTTGTGCTCTCTTTTCCAATCTATAGCAAGCCTTGCCAATCCATTTGGTATAAGTTAGTTCATTAAAATATTCCCAAGCAGATCCATAGGCCAAATCATGTTCCCAACCTTCAGGTATATTTGCATAGTATTCACTGCGTTTGTTGGTTAGACGCCATTTAAACTTTTGGAATTTGGTGTTGTCATTGAAACTAACATCCATGTTGATGGCCCATCTAGTGGGTGCTGTTCCATCATGATCTTGTGCTTTAGGTGCTAGTAAACTCAATCGCATGTAAGAAATATTTTCTGTGCCAATTTCTGGGCGTGATAACGAACCCCCCTACAAGAGATTTCAATCTCTGATTCTTTCGCTGGAGGCGAAAGCCCTGGGGACGAAGTCCCTGACGACGAAGTCGAGAGCGAAGCGAGGCCAAGAGGGCCGGAGGCGTCAGCCTCTTCTTTCTTCTTACTTCTTACTTCTTTAATATTACTTTTGCAGAATTCTGCGGAATTTTGTGTTTGTGCCATTTCTTTCTCCTAGTATGTATTTGTATTTACCAGTATAGCATAAAAGCACCGCTCAAATGGCACTTTTTTGCTCAATTTCTTTAATGCCTTTTTGGGCCAATGATCTAGCAATGGACATGTAACGATTATGCTGGTCTTGGTCTAGTTCTTGCACCACACGATAAATGATGTCAAGTGTGGCATCAACACCAATTTCCACTGTGACTTTTTCTATGTGCTGTTTGAGTATGATGTAACTCAATAGTCTGGTATTCATTCCAAGTCCTCTAATTCCTGGGCAATATCTGCTAGTTGTTGTTTTAACTTTTCTCGTTGTTGAATCAAATCATGCTCACGGCGATACTGCCAAATGGCATGCCCAATTTCGTCGGGTCGCCAAGTGGCATACAATCTCAGGATAACTGCATACAATTTTGGGTCTACTTCAGGATAGACTTCGGGTTTGATTTCTTTTGGTTTACGGGTAGCCATTAGCGGACATATCCTACAATGCGACCATTGACATCATAAATGGCCTGGGTTGTGCGTGTGTTACGAACATCACGTGAACGAGCATACTGGCCGGCACCACAAAAACCTGGTTGTTGGTAACCTGCGGGCTTGTTTTGCGTTTGGCAAGGATCTTGTGCGTTGAAATAATCAGACACAAACTGCGGAGGTGTGGCACAAGCAGTTAGTGTTAATGCTGATACTGCTACAATAATAGATTTCAACATTTTGACGACTCCAAATAGTTAATATACAACTATTATATATTTTAGTGAATTATTGGTCAAACAGCCAAAACAAAAGGGCCCTGTGCGGCCCTTGTTGTCCAAGTCTGCTGGCCCATCCAGTGACTTGAGTAGCATAATCAAGTAACAAGTATACAATTATGTGATTTATTGGTCAACCTCAAATGGGCAAAAAAATCCCCGACCTTGTGAGCCGGGGACCAAACACGAAAAAACGAAAAATATGAAAGCGTAACACCGAGCCTATACAAGAGAATTATGAAATGGCAATTACACAAAACTGCTCGGTGCTACACAATTATTTAGTCTTAGGCTTTCTACCACGTGGTTGATTGACCTTCTCATATGGCAACCAACGATAGCCGCCACGGAACGCACCTTTCATACTGGCCGCTCGTTGATAAGGCACGCCATACTTGGCGGCAATATCCTTTACAGGAGCATTACGCACCCATTGTATTTCTTCATCGGTATAGCGATATTTGCGTTCCCATTGCTTGTGCAGATATGGTCCTACCTGCTGTCCTAGAGCACGACCTGCTTTGATGCCTGCGGCCACCATTTCAGCAATTTTTTGTTGTTGTGTGCCTTCATACAAATGATCAGGATTACAACACAATTTGTTATTACAAGTATGGTTGGCATTCATGCCCGGTGCAATTTCTCTATCTAGTTTTTGCATCAAAGCCAATCTGTGTGTGGTCATCATGCCACGCTTGTCTGTGATGCGGTCACGAAATCCAATGAACCCATAACCAATGCTACTAACAACACCGGTCCATATATCACATCCAGTAACTGGATCTGTTTGTATCTTGCTAAAGTAATGATCTAAGTTGACCCATCTATCGCCAACCAAATCTTTATATAATCTTTGTCTTCCTGCTGTCATATTTCTATCCTATTCTTGTTGTTGGGGTATTTGATCATGAGCCAGGTAATGAACTGCTCTGGCACATCAAAACAAACCTTGTAGTGTATAACTTCCCGTTGCACATCATAGTATTTGGTTGTCCTGGCTGGGTAACCTTGTGCAACGATCCAATTTATTTCTTCACGTTCGGCAAACACACGGTCTGCTATGTGATCCAAATCCATGATCCAATCTTCCATGGTCCAGATCTGTTCGTATTCTATGGTCTTCATGACTGTTGTGTTAGGTGTAGCAACACCAAATAATCTTGGTAAGCACGAGCCACCGCAGGATGATGATTGTGTATCATTCTAATCTCACGACCCATCTCTGCATCTGCTACCAATTGATGAAAGTATGTTCGCATGACTGTGATGTCCAGGCCATGCTCGACTTGTAGTTCCAATTGATCCCACTCAGGTTCATGTTGGCTACCCAACTCTCTGACAATAGGCTGACTGTATTGGTGTCGGCTTTCATTTAATAGGGCATTGTAGTGCCTGCGAAACTCGGCGATTTGTTCTGGCTTGACTGACATTAGACCATACCAATTCTAAAAACGGGAACATCAAACTCGCCAGGGAAGATTGCTTCTAGCCATTTGAAGATATCTTCAATGGCATCCATTTGCTTGTCTGAAAAGTCACGTTGTGGCACTTCATCATACAACATGTTGTCTAGTATGCCGGCAATCATCGATTCAGGTGAGTTTTGTCCATCGCGACCACGCGGCAAATTGCTACGGCGTTTGCGATACCATTGATCACGCACTGATTTGTGATCTTCATTGGTGGTGTTGCTGAGTGTGCCCATTTTAACCAGGGCTTTAAGCATGTGTTGTATTAACCAATTGTGATCGTCTTGCGAGATTTCTCTGTAATTGGTTTTTGCTCCAGTGACCTTTGGAACATAAGGAACGATTCGGTTTGCCATTTGGGTATTCTCCTATAAAATATGTAATTACATATTATAGTTATTTACCTCTAATGTCAATCCTCACTATAGATGATTTTATGCTGTTGCATGGCACGCCAATTTAATTCGCGTTTGTAACGCACCATTATGCTGTTGGCTTTGGTTTTTGATATACCATAACGTTCAGCCACCTGTTCCACTGTGGCTTCGCACATCCATAATCGTTCTTCGATGGTGTATTTGATATTGCCACCTGCAGGCATACGAGCATTGGATTTTTGTAGATTATAACTGGCTTTGTCTCTAGCACGTCCAATTAGGTCGCGAACTAGGAATTCGCGACCATCGGCCAGTCGAATCTTTTCTGGAATGATGTTGCCGGTGTATTCATTATTGTTTTTGCGTGGTAATTGAACACGACCTAGTGGACTGGTGTAACTCATAATCATATTTAAATGATTATGGTTCAGCAGTGGTTATTTTTTCTTCTTGTAACCTGCGGCATAAGCGGCACGCCCTTGAGCAGCCGCCTTCTTTTCAGCACCAGCACCTGTATAGATCTTGCCAGAGTCACCCCAACGGTAACCTGCTACACTCCGACCGTTTCTGGTTGTCCAAACTTTTTTAACTGGCATGATCAATAACGTCCCTTGCCGGGTTTTGGCATGGGTTTCTTCTTCTTTTTATAGTTTTGCATGATTTCTCCTACTTGAGCACGTAGTGTGTAATTAACCACCCACAGGTGGCTAAAAGACTGGTGATTATGATGCTGGCCCAGCCTAAAAACTGCTTAAATTGTGCCTTGTGGTCGGCATTTATTGCGTCCCTGATCTCACTTAATGTAATATCAATGGCAATCAAGTGTTTTTCAATGCTGGTAATTCTACTATCCAAATGCTTGTAGCGTTCGGCACATAAACTAACATGTGCCGGAAGGCTTTCGCTTTCTATTTCATGTGTGTCTACTGTGTATGTCATATGTTAACCAATGATGAAGTATAACTTGTTGTTCCTGTGGTAAATGCAGTAGACGATGAACCAGAGTTTATGGTGCTCATTGTTGCTGAAGTTACTACCTCAGTTGATGTGCTACCATCTGTAACTGTATAAGTTGATGCGCCATATGTTAAAACATATCCTGTGCTGCCACTAGGAGTGTAGGTTCCTGTTTTACTACCATCAGTTGGTAATTTAAACAACAATCTATTACTCCATGGTAATAAAATATACATGTTATCACCCGATACACTTATGGATGCATCTGTGTTTAAAGCAAAGTTGGTTCCATCTACGCTTTGAGTTATGGTTCTTTGCCATACCACGTTACCGCTAGGATCAAATTTTACAATTAGCACTCTGTTGACAGATTGAGTAACTCTACCAATAGCATAGATATTTCCACTGCTGTCAATGGCAGCATCATTAAAATATGCGTTACCGGATCTGATTAATTTATTCCAAGATATGGTTCCTGCAGTGGAATCCAATTTAACCACAGATCCATATTGACTACTAGATACAGTTCTTTGGCCAATGTGGTAAAGATTATTGGAACTGTCTAGTCTTACTTGTCCATAGGTTCCTGAACCAAATAGTAAAGTGCTTTTCCAGGACAACACACTAGATGAAGATCGTTTGATAATAACTGGCTGTAAAAAACCAGTGCTGGTTTCCATTATTAAAGTATAATAGTTGCCACTGCTGTCTACTGCTACATTATAGCAATATCCGGGCGTGCCAGTTTCAAATGAACCCGCATTAGTTTGTAGTGTTCCTGAACTGTTGTATTTTACTGTTAATGGATAATACGTGGTATTGCTGGCAAGATAACTATCACCAGATGCATACACACTACCATCACTGGCTACAGTAACGGCTCTACCAACGTCAACTCTTGTTCCGCCACCATAGTTAAATCGGTTTTGGAATTGTAATGTTCCACTACTATTGTATTTGGTAATACTATAATCACCACCATTACCACTACTAACAAATCCAGTGGTATAGATGTTATTACTAGAATCACATATTAAATCGTAATGTGATGTTGAGTCCAATTTGACCTGCCAGGAGATGTCTCCGGCGCTAGTCATTTTTAGTAGGTTAGAAAATGTTGAGCCATCGTCGCCGGCCATTAGGATATTTCCAGCAGAGTCATTTCTGACTCTGACAGGACTAAATGTGCTGGTTAATGTGGCAATCCAGTAATTTTCTTGTGGATTGCCAATATAGGCCATTTGGTTCATTGCGCCTAACATTAAGCGTATCCTTTGACTAAACTTGCTAGATAGTTAGTGCCATCATAGAACACATTCAATACGTCAATTGCGTTGGCCGCAGTTGACAAGGTCTTGCTACCGCCAGCAAACTTCATATCACTGGTTAGTGTTCGTCCACCTGTGGCATCTTGTGTTAAGATGATGGTCATGCTACGACCTGCTGTCATACCAGTTAGGTTAGAACCGTTAATGGTTACTGCACCACCTAATGTGCAACGCTGAACTGTGCCATTGACAATATTCAATGATGTAACACCAGAGATTGTGCCTTGTTCATAAACTGTTTCAATATAACTGTTGTTGAACTTGACATTACTTAAGAATGTTTGGTTGGCTGTGCCGGTTTGGTTTAAACTGCCAGTTAGGTTGATGTTACCATTGGTTTGGATCACTGTGCCTGAGTCTTCATTCAACACAGCATATCTTGTGCTGGCAGTTGGAGCCCAACCACTTGGTGTATGGAATCCAATACTGTTGGTAATTACCAAGTTTGCTGTTGTGCCAAGGATCTGACCTGAGAACAATCTAGCATTGGCGATAGTTCCACCTAATCCTGTGACATTAGCCGCCAATTGGATTGTGCTCATTGTGCCAGTGGCATAACTTACAGCAACGTTGCCGGTGCTTGGTGATACAATAACAGCACCGTTGTAAGCAAGTGCTGATCCAATACTACCAGAACCTAATACTGTGGTAACTGCTGTTCCTGCAACTACACTGGTTGTCAATTGGCTGGCTGTGGCAGTTACGTTGCCCCATGTTTTACCTTGCAAATTAACATCAACTAATGCTGCCATACCACGCACACGGTCTTGTGCAACCATTGTGTTGGCTGTTACTGGTGTAACTTGTGTATAGAATGATGAACCAATGGTGTTGCGATTATTGGTTGTTTGGTAACTTGATTGTAGTGCAATATTACTAGACTGAACAAAACCAACAGTTTGACCACTGTTCAATACAGGTGCTGTTGGTGCTGGAGGTGCTTGAACAACTCCGCCTGTATACACTGGCTTGTAAGCAATAAAGTTACTTTGATAATTGTTGTATAATGTAGCATCGGGTGTGCTTAATGGATTAGCATTAGCAAAGATACGACCATTTGTGCTGTCAGTTAAAATGCTACCAGCCAAATCACCTGTAAAGGAACTGCCACCACCGGCTAATAAGTTAGTGCTAACACCAGCACCGGCGTTGCTTAAGTTAATGTAAGCACCGCGGTTAGTTCCACCAGACTCAAAGAATCTCAATTGATTCTGATTGATATCAATAACTACGCTACCACCTGACAATGTATTGTTGGTTTGTGCTGTAGCAAGTCTAAATTCGCCGCCTTCATCACCATTAGAATATAGTGATTCAATGTTACCTGATGATACTTTGAAACTTACACCATCGTAAACCATACCACTTGTGCCTGTGGCTACGTTACTGCTATTCTTGTAAACAATTTGGTTAGCAGTTGCGGCATCATTACCGCCTGCTGGTCCTTGTGCGCCAGTAGCACCCACTGGGCCTGTAACACCAGTTGCGCCAGTTGGGCCTGTGGCTCCAATTGGACCTGTTGCGCCTGTATCGCCTGTTGGTCCTTGTGAACCTGTTGGACCAGTTGCGCCTGTAGGTCCCGCTGGGCCAGTAGCACCTGTTGCTCCATCTGTTCCGTTGGTTCCTGCAGTGCCTTGTGGGCCAGTAGCACCTTGTGCTCCAGTTGCGCCTGTAGGACCAGTTAAGCCGGTTGCACCTGCTTCGCCTTGAATGCCCTGAACACCCTGTGGACCAGTAGCACCAGTAACGCCTGTGGCTCCCTGTGGTCCTGTTGCTCCGGTAGGTCCAGTAGCGCCTTGAGGACCAGTGGCTCCTTGTGGACCGGTTGCTCCATCAGTTCCGTTAGTTCCTGCAGGTCCTGTTGCACCTGTGGGACCAGTGCTGCCTTGTGGTCCTTGTGCTCCAGTTGCACCTTGGATACCTTGGATACCTTGAACGCCCTGTGGTCCGGTTGCACCTACATCACCAGTTAGGCCAGTAGCACCCTGTGGTCCGGTGGCACCAGTTGTGCCTTGTGGTCCAGTAGCACCTGTAGGACCGGTTGCACCTGTTGCTCCAATACCAGTTGCACCTGTAGCACCTGCAATACCTACGGCACCATCTAAGTTGATTTGCCAATTGCTGTATGTGCCTGTGCCTACGCTGTCATTAATATAAACTTCTAATTGTTGTGTGCTGTTATTCCAGTTTTCTACTGTGCCACGCATTAAATGAGTTAGATCATGTGCAATAACAACGTTTTGTCCAATGGTATAATCTAAATTTGCTTCTACTGTAGTAAATGTCAACACCGTATTTTTAGCAATAGTAACACTGCTGGTGCTGGTTGCGTGATATGTATCGCCGTCGGCACCTGCAGGGCCAGTAGCACCTGTAGGTCCTTGAGGGCCAGTAGCGCCAGTAGGTCCAGTGGCACCTGTAGGACCTGTTGATCCTGTGTTACCAGTTAAGCCAGTTGCTCCTGCTTCGCCCTGAATGCCCTGAACACCTTGTGGACCAGTGGCACCAATTGCACCTTGTAAACCAGTGGCTCCTTGTGGACCGGTGGCACCTGTAGCACCAGTTGGACCAACAATTTGACCACTGTCAACCCAAGTAGAACCATTCCAAACATATAAATGGCCATCTGCTTGAACAATGTATGTGTCGCCTGATACATTACCAGATCCGGGTAAGTCACCAGTTGTAGCAACGCTACCTTTAATTGTAATACCAGAGCCTGTAGCACCTGTAGGGCCAGTAGCACCAGTAACACCTGTGGCTCCTTGTGGTCCTGTAGAACCAGTAGGTCCTTGTGTGCCAGTGGCACCAGTAACACCCTGAATGCCCTGAACGCCTTGTGGTCCAGTTGCTCCTGTAGGTCCGGTTGCTCCTGTAGGTCCTGTGCTGCCAGTTGGACCAGTAGATCCTTGTGCTCCTGTGGCTCCTGTTAAGCCAGTTGCACCCTGTGTGCCAGTTGCTCCTGTAGGTCCAGTTGCACCAATTGGGCCTGTTGAACCAACATTACCTGTAGGTCCTTGTGGGCCAGTTGCTCCTGTAGGGCCTGTGGCTCCATCATCTCCGGCAGGACCAGTAGCACCTGTAGGTCCCTGAGGACCGGTAGCGCCAGCAGGACCGGTTGCACCTGTATCACCCTGTGCACCAGGAACACCATCCAATTGAACTGCGTTATAACTTACTGTGATAGGAAATGAATCTGTAGTAACAGAAACATTTGGATTAAATTCTGTGATTGTTAAAATGTTGGCCATGTCATTATCCTAATGTAATTGCTGTGTAACCTGCGGCTAATACTGGATCACCAATGGTGACATCAGGTTCCCAACATTGGATAAATGCCCAACGATGTGTGTTTACTTGTGCTGGACTGCTATTGTCTGACCATGTTACTGAGTATACTGTAATAGGCACGTTTTGACGTGCATCAGGAATAATTGGACCTGTATACATACCTGCAGGAATAATAACTTTTACTGTGCCTGCGGTGCTGTTAATAATGGCCGGGCTGTTGCCACCTGAAACTTCTACTTTGGCAAATGATCCAATGACCTTGCTGTTTGAGAAATTAGGTGATCCTGTGTTACGATTAAATGCTACCTGATCAACAACGATTGTTTGGTAGTCTGCTGTGATTGTCCAACCGGCAATGTCACGGTCGAAATCATATATTAGTGTCTTTTGGTTTGACGGGAAGATCTGTTCAACTTGAATCTGATCAGGGCCGCCGATGTATTGTTGGAAATTTAGGATTCCGGCCATAGTATACTCTCCTTAGGGTGATACTCCCAGGACTGAGGCCCTGGGCATGTTTTTATTTATGGTTAACTAATTGTGTAGACGTTCCAACCAATTGAGAAACTAGCAGTTGTGCCAGGATTTGATTGTGTATCCAACAAATACTTAAATGAAATTGTGTATGTATGTGTTGAGTCCAATGACATAACATTTGTTAATGCAAAGTCAGTCCAGGAAAAAGCACCAGTGCCACCCGAACCACCAATTTGTGTGCTGGTGCTGGCTGTTACATCATTTAAATATGCGTAGACACCAACAAAGTCATTGGGCTCTGACCAAGTAGATCCCCGACCACCTCTTGCACCAGAACTATTTTGGTCAATAATTACATCAAATTTATAACTAGTAGATCTACTAGGAACAAATGATGGTGTAGTATACATGGTTGTTTGTGTAGCAACTTCTGCAAGTCCTGTAACAGTTTGTGTTCCTGAACTTTCACTAATCATCATTTGATTGGCATTACTTAATGCACCAGTTACGCTAGGATCTCTCATGTCAACGCCAGTGTCGGATTCAAACACACTGAAAATTTTATCAAATACACCACCTACGCCACTGGCAATACTTACATTACTGTTAAACAGTTTATCTAAGTTGCCAAGTAATGTAGTCAAGGCCAATGCTGACAACAAGTTGCCACCGGACCCATTATCAACAATAGTATCTGAATTTACAGCCGCAGTGGTCTGCACAGGTGCATAATAAATGGTTCCAGTGGGTGTGCTGAATGGACCAGCAGTTTGACTGTTGATACCACGAGTCTTAATTAAAAAATTACTGCTGTTTAATTGGTCATAATCCAATTCAACTGTAGTGCCAAATGGGAATGTTGTGCTTTGCTCGGGTCTAATAGTTTGTAGTAGTGTATAAGTTCTATTAGCATCAATGGTAACTGCTGGTGGCACATCGTATGTGATCCAAAATTCCATGGCTTCAACGATACCTGTTGGACTTGTGCTTTCTACATTAATACGTGGTCTAGCATCACGCTCAAATTTGTTAACAGTAGGTGTGCCAGGAACACCAATGGCACCGATTGTAGTAATACCAGTGCTGTTGCTACGTTCATAGCGTGTTAAATCGGTGGTATCATAAACACCAGCATCATATTCTAGTGCGGTGATGCTTAGTAATATGTTACCATCATCATTGTCCTCTTCACTGATGTCTACAATTCTAAACATCTTGTTGGTGAAGCCATAGACTTCACTGGTGATGTCAATAACATCTCCGGCCTTAAGACCTAGGGCACTAAAGTCTGTGATGAATTTGATGACTTTGTCTACACGACTTTGTTTTAATTCAATGAAACCCAGCAATTCGGCCTGCACTGGATCATTAATACAGTCAAACTGTATCTGCAATTCATTGTCTGGCTCATTGGCATTACGATCAGCCGCTGGTATTTCCACACTGACAAAATCCAATTGATCATTTAAATCAATGTGCGGAAATTCCACACGCACACTATTGTATAGATCCGTTAGGCCAGTGCCATTAACACTGATACTGCCAATGATGTTACTGTCATCAAAACTGTATACACTGGTTTCTTCTTTGTTAATAACCACACTCCATTTACCATCATGTATGTCATAACTGACCCAAGAACCAGCGGCACTGGCCAGTGTTTCCATATTTTGCATAACAGTTTTGTCTGTGCTGATAACACCATTAATGCGATATCTGCGATCTGAATATGATAATCCCATCTACTAATCCTTAACTTAATCTAATGTAAACAGCACCAGGTTGTCCACCTTGTGCAGTAGTTATAACGCTGTCACCACGTCCGCCCGAACCATTGGTTGTGATGGTATTGGCATTAAATCCACCAACAGCATATTGGACATTGGCGCCTGTGATTGTGCTGTATCTACCAACTCCACCTGCACTACCAGATCCAACACCTCCGGCACCGCCACCACCTGGCACACCACCAGCATAGCCACCATATAGACCGGCACCACCTGGGGATCTAGATCCACCACCGCCGTTACCACCAGAGATACCTGGGAATGATGTCATTGTGTTTGAGTCACCACCTGCACCACCGCCGCCACCATAGGCCATAAATGTAGTGGCTTGACTTAACGTTGGCCAGAATGTAATGCTGGTATTGCCACCTCTGTGTCCGGCAATACTTTGTGCTGTGCCAGCACTAGATCCACCCGGACGACCACCTTGACCAATTGTAAATTCCATAATTGGTGCATTTGGTTGCCAGAATGATTTCTGAACATTTAGATCCAATGGATCAAAGTTAGTAACTTGTCCACCACCACCGCCACCGGATGCGGCTGCACGGTTATACCAACCACCGCCACCACCACCACCAATGCCTAATACATCAAGTGTGGTGTAAAATGCTTGTGGATATGTTAAAGTAAATCTTGTAGTTGTTGATGCATTCAGACCCCATGCAATATTAGCCGCTGTGGCACTTGGTTCTGTGATATTGGTTGTGGTATAAACAACGTTACTGTTATATGCTGTGGTATTGGCCACAGTATACAAGTTACCATTTAATTCAATTCTATCGCCAGCAACAAATTTATTACTGGTTCCACTTGCTGGAGCAAATGTCAAATCAATGCGTTTGGTTCCTTGTGTCCATGTGCCTTGAACATCTCTTTGCGTGTAAAAACTTCCGCCAAATCCATCAACCCAAGTATCTTGAACATCAAAGCCTGTGTTGATACTACCACCAGGATATCTACGAACATATCCTGTGGTGTCATTAAATGAATAAAGGCCTAGACCTAAATCAACAGTTGCGGCATTGCCATAAAAGTTTACTGTGTTATCAACTTGTGTTGTGCCATTGCGTTTTTGCACATAGCGTAATGTTCTGTTGTCCTTGACATCACGTGCTGGATAATATTGTAGTTCAGCAAGACGTGTATTGCACTGGATCACGTTACCAGAGTAACTGTATGTATTGGTGCTAGAGTTCCATTCTGCAGGCGCACTGAAGATATTACCAACGCCTAAGAAACCACGATTGTTAGCACCACTGGCAATGGTCAATTCCACAGTATAAGTTGCTGTGTCGGCAGTATTGGCATTCAATACTGGCACAGGCATATTGCTGTTACCACCAAACAAATTGGTAATTGTATTTTGTGTATAATACATGGTCTTTGGAGTTACACTTACAGTAGTAGTCCAAGACTTTACAACTGAAGGATCATATATAATGCTACTAGTATAGGTCCAATTGTTGGCATAGTTAATGCTGTTGGTATAACTGCTGGGTATTGTAATTGTTGGGAACTTGACTTGATCCCATGTTGTTACTCCTGATATGTTACCGGCAGTATAAACATTGCCAGCAACACTGGTAACTACACGACTAGGTAATGGTGACACCCAGGTAACAGTTGCTCCTGGTATGGCACTGACATTGATATTATAAGCAAGGTTTTGAACGCTTTGTGCGTAGGTTACATTGGCACCAACGCGAGCCACATGAGTAGTGACGCCTTGTGCTAATGTTGTTGTTTGATTAACAGGTGTATCAGGTGTTACAGTAATAACCTGTGGGCGTTCATCTTCATAAGGCACGCCTGTATTACTATAATTGTTTAAATCTTGTAAACTATTCACTGTAAATCTCCGTTGGGTCTATTCCAGCACCATAACGTGTGTTGGTCATATAATCATACAAGCAATCACCTGGCTGGGTCATACTATTAGTTATATGAAATTTAATCTCGGGTATTTCAGTGACACCCTTTTCTCGATTGTAATCGACCCTAACCACAGCAAATACTAAATCATTCATGTCATGACTGGTAGACCAATTAGGCACAACCATTGATGCAATGGGTGTAACACCAGAATATCCATCAGGTTGAACAGGATCATCGCTGGATCCGGCATAGCAATATACCTTAACTTGTCCGGCAATGGAGTAGTCCACGTTGCTGTCACGGTCTACTGTGTAAGCGGCAGTGATACCGTCAGTGTCAAACACAATGCGTTGATCATTCCAATAGATATCTTCAAAAACAAATGTGCTGGCCAGGTCATCACTAATCTTGGTGCCAGTTTTTTCACAAATAGTAATCACATAGTGCATGGTTAGATTGTTGTTGCTAATTTGTGCATCAGTGATAATGCCACCTAAATGTGCTGATCCATATACCACAGGTATTTTATGATTGCTGTCAGGATCTACTTGTAATCTAACACCTCGATCAGGTTCGGGACTACTGGCTGTGGTAGGTAAACTGTTTTGTTTGTTTACATTCTTATTCATTTGGCTTACAGCAAAGCCCAAGGCTGCTGTTTTAACCAATTGACTACCTATGCTGTTACCACCCAGGAAGCCAACAACGCTTTTACCCATGTCCAGGGCACTACTACCAAAATCTACAATATCATCAATGAAACTCATCTCTAGATCCTTATTTTACCACTGCACCAAAGTTAAAGTTACTGTTGGCCAATGTGGGCACACGATCCATTGATACATCACCTGGATACAATGCTTTCTGATCAGTAGGATTGGTTCTACGACCACTGACCTTGTTGTTTAATATTTCAACTGTGCTGGCACAAGTTAGCAATATGGTATTGGTTGCTGTGCTGGCCGTGCTGTCCCAATCTTCTTCTAGACTGTAATTGGTTACAATACCACGAAAGCGACCTGCAGGATTGCCTGTGATGGCCAGTGCTTGTCCTGTAACAGGATCAAATACCCAACGCCATACTTCAATGGCAGATCCTTTGATCTTGTTGTTGAGTATTTCAGCAATACTGCTGTTTGGTATGCCACTGATAGTAATGGTTAAATCACCAGCACTGGCTCGCAGACTACTGCTACTATCACTAATAGCCAATAGTCGACCTAGACCAGTATAGGTTGTGCCACCAAAAGTCAATGCACGATTATAGTCGCTGAATGTTAGGACTGCATAATCAGGCACAGTCATTTTAACAAATAAACTGGTTTGTATTGAGTTATATGATGATAAGTCTATGGTCATGCTTGATACTCATAAAATACAAATGGTCCTGACCAACTTACTTGGTCACGAGCAAAGATTGTCCACTTAGGCAAGTCAGTGCAAACCACAGTCCAGGTAACTGCTGGTCCAACTGTTAATGCCACGTTGCCTGTGGTATCACGCACAGGTCTATTAAATGTAATGGCGTTGCTGTTGTAAGCAACATCGCTGACAACACTATAAACATTGCCTGTGGTGCCTACTTGCACAATGTCACCGGCTTTGAATTTGTAACCACTTGCGGTAGTCGGATTAGCAGTAATGGTTGCATTGGCAAATCCATTAGTAATGCTGGCATAGAAACCTGTGGTGCTGACTGCTGAACCTTGGTATCCAGTTAACCAACTGTTATAACCCGCATTGTTGATTTGAACTGTGCCCGGTGTGTATCTATCGGCAGCATCAATGGCTTCAATATATGGTCGTGCATCTGACCAACGTATACCTGCTGGCAATGTTACTTCAAAACGCCAAATATTACCACCACGGCTCACAGTTCTAACTGTGTTGTCACGCGATATGGTTTGTGCTGTAGTTGATCTACGGTTAATGCTGATTGTTTCAGCGTTGTCAAATACGTATTGAAATGCTGTAGTTGTCATGTTATCTTCTTCCTTGTGGTAGCATACGGCCACCTTGTGCGGCTACTGCGTGAATAAAACTTGGGTCTCTAGCAATCATGGCTTTGAAACTTGCGGCATCCACAGCATTGATATTGTATGTTACATTAGTTGCTCCGCCCATGGCGTCATTTGGAATAACTGTGCGTCCACCTGCTCCAGATAGTATTTCTGGTCCACGCTCACCAACTAATACAGGTTGGTTGGTAGGAATAATACCACCATTGGCAAAACCTAATAGTTTACCAATACCAGAGAATATGTTGCCACCACCTGAATTGCCACCGCCACCTAAGCCAAATGTTTGTGCGATCAATTGACGGATTTGACTGCGTAGCAAGTCTTCAACAATGCTGTTTAGCATGTCTTTGAAACTTAGTTTACCAGTCTTGGCAAAATTAACAAATGCATCTTCTAAACCTTGTGTTAGTTTTGTAAAGATACGTTCGGCTTGTCTTGCGGCATTGGTTGCATCATCAACATAACTGCGGAAAGCATCACGCCATCCTGTGGCAAATTGTCTGCTGGTATTGTATTGTGCTTCAGTTGCGGCTTTGATTTGATCAAGGCCTTGTCTTGCACTTTCATAATAGGCTTGTGCTTCTTGTGCTGTTAATGGACTACCACGACGTGCTTCTTCGGCACGTATTGCGGCTTCAGCGGCCTTGTTTGCGGCACGCTCAATGTCATAATATTTCTTTTCAAGTTCGCCCATGGTTGATTTGGCAATATCATCTTGAATTGCACGTAAATCATCCAATGCACGATACTGCTGATCCAAGTTAAACAATCTAAATTGTTCAGCGGCCTTGGCAGCATTAAGTCCTTCAACTGCTTTCTTAATACGCTCTTCTTCAGCGGCTGTGACTGCTTTGATCTTTTGAATTTGATCTTCGTAGTCTTTGGTTAGACCTTTTTCTTTGTCACCTAAACCAGCAATGGCTTTTTGTAAGCGTTCAATCTCATCACCAGACTTTTGACGTAGATCAAATAATGCTTGTTGTAGAGTTTTCTGATCTTCGCCCTTGCCAATCAATTCAGTTTCTAATTGTAATTGTTCATTACGCTTGTCTAATTGGCTTTGGAATTCCTTGCTGATTAATGCAATCTCAGCACGTTGCTTGGCAAGAGCATCCTTGATAATGTTTTCTTGCTTGGCTTGTTCTTCTTTGGCTTTGGCATCTTCTTTGGGTTTGTTATCAGTCTTGCCACGTTGACTTGGTGGCTCAGCCATGCCTAATGCGGCACCAACTTTATTGATAACAGCGGCCAATCCAGGGAACCAATCAGTTACCAGGGCTTCTAGTTTTGTGGCCATTGCGTCAATTGGATCAACGTCGAATGCCAACTTAATTAATTCATTAATACCAACAACTATAGCGGCAACTGATGCAAATGCTAGTGCTAATTTAGCGGCACCTAATGCTATGACTCCAATTCCAGCAGAAATAGATCCTAAACCAGTAAGTAAGAACGGAATTCGTTTAGCAATAATAACCTCTAAGGTCGTTGATAGACTCTTAAAGACTGCTATTAGACTTCCG